GCTGAAAAACTTTTCCTCTCTCTGCTCGTTTTTCCTTTTCAACCCCGAGCTCAATATCTTTACCTGCCCCGGCTATAATCTCTCCCCATCTAGTACCAAACTTCTTCTCTGCTGCAAGAGTAGCCTCTTGGGATCTTCCCCCTCTGGCATAAGATTCTCTAAGCTCTTGCCCCTGAATATCCTTTTGTCTCTGAAGCCTCTGACTAACTCTACCAAACAGATCCTCTACATAGTCCTTATCATACCTTGATTGATACTCATCAGCTAGCCCCATAGCAGTTTCAAACCTACTAGTCACATCGGTTGAATCTGGGGCTGGAGCTGTATATTTCTCTTCTATTATTCTCTGACTTTCGAGCTCCATGGGCGTCATCTTATCAGGGTCAGTCTCTGGGTGATATCCCTGATATCTATCTAACTGTTCCTGAGAGGCCTCTCCAGCTTTAAACTTCTCCCACCCAGAGAGCGCCGCATCCAAGGTCTCCTGAGAAAGTTTAGGCGTAAAATTAAAAGACATTTTGAACTCACCTCCTTATCCTTGTTCTATATACCCAGCAACAGCTATTATTATTTCCGTAGCATTAGCTACGCTACATAGCCATTCTATAATTTGTGAATCATCACAAGGAACAATCACAGAATTTATAGACCATGAACTAGTCCCTTGAGCCCAGACATTTGAGTCACCCTCAGAATTAGTCCCATTTTTTCTTACTTTTAACTTAGCGTTAGCAACAACATCCCTAAAATGTAAATCTAGAATAATAAATTTCGTCTTTTCTGTTACATAAGAACTTAGATCTAAATCAGTCCAAGTATTTAATGGATTACTAGCAGCTACCCTTAGAGCTCTTATAGCAGTTGGGGCCAAAACGATCTTAAGCTTCGCATCTTCTAGCGCTGAGACTCTTAGAAACAGATCTTCTAAATTGATTCTTGTTGCTATATCTTCAACGTTAGCTATTAGATGGTTTCTACTCATGTCTAGCCTCTCTTACCCATAAGTCTAAGTCTATCTTCTCTATATAAAGGGTCTTATTCTCCTCTGAATTAGTTATTTGAAGCTTAAACGTTTTTCCAGAGCATTCTGGTGATATAGATCTAAGATACACTCCTCCTGCGTCATCTGGAAAGTTTAATGTATAGCTTCCTCCAGAGGTAACCCCATCTACAACTACATAGATGATTAGACTAATATTATCTCCTCTCCCAACTATCCAGATCTTTCTTAATAGCTTAGTATTAGAGGCAAACTCTTCTAAGTTTAGCTCCTTACTATCCCAACTAGAGCTGATAGCTGCTGCATTCGCGCCAAAGGTATCTTTATTTGACATGCTAGTTGAATCAACTGGCTGCGTAAGTATATATGAATCTTGGCCATAAATTCCAACGCCAGCATATAGATGAGCCCCTTCATAGCTATAGTCTGCACCCTCATCTGCAAAAAAGACTATCCTTTGAACGCTCACCCACCCAGTAGGGAGACTAAAATAGTTGCTTAAAAATTGTCCTCTTTCATTAATCTCTAGCCAAACCCAGCTGGTAGCTAACCGATAGCTTAAAATGTATTTGGTTCTAAAATATGCCGAGGAGACCCTATAATCTTTATTAGTCGAATATATAGACGTTGAGGTTAATAGAGTCTCATTGATTCTTTTTCCTATAGGAACAAAAGCTGCCCCAGTATAGAGAAAAAGTCCTGAGCCTGAGAGAAAGACCAATCCATTAACCCCAGAGATAGAAACCTGCTGAATACTCCTATCATCAACACAACCAATATTATCAGATATCTGGATAGCCTCATAGCCCACCCCAGGCCATCTATAGATGCTTCCACGTTTAAAAATGAGATATTGATTTTGAAATTCTCTAATAGCTATAGTCTCCCCAGCTGACTCATCGACTCTTAGATAATTATTAGCCGGGAATATATCAGGCTCGTCTAAGTTAGAATAAAAGACAGCATCTGTATCTGCAGTCTTCCCTACTATATGAAGTCTCCTTCCAGCCCATAACATCTGGATACCTGTAGGAGGAAGTCCCTGATCCTCTTTAAGTAAGCTTCCTAGGCCTGAATCTGCGATATTATCTAAATAGGTGGTTGTGCTATTATCTGAGATAGTATCAACGTAGTAGTAGATACTTCCACCAGCCAACGTTCGATAGATCTTTCTCGCAGTTACAAAGCTATTGCCACTAACTGGGATACTAGTTAGATTCATCTTTTTATTAACTACTGCTACATTATTAGATGCGCTACTTGGATTAGACTCTTCAAAGCCATGATACAAATAGGTTACTTTATAGTCGTAAGCCCCGTTTAGAACACCAGCTACCCCAGAGTCAGCAGCAGTACAAGCGCCACTAGGAGCAGGGGCCCCAATATCCTCTGTGTTGGAGCCATCATGAACTAGAGAATAGGCCTGCCCACAATCAATTCCATAGAGTCTCTCTTGAATAGTCTGAAAGCTCCAGTGATTGCCAGCACTTGCAGCCAGAGCCTTTATTATAGTATTATCTGATCTAACATTATCTCCTATTACAGAGATTCTTCTACGGTAGGGTCCTGCTTTTCTATAGACAAAAATCTCAAACATATCTCCGGCATAGTTAGATAAATGATCAAAGCCTCCGCGCCGCCGAAGTCTTCCTCCCTCTATCTCAAGATTATATATAGATGAGGCTTCTCGTTTATCTAATAGAAGCTCAGCAGTATCTAAATTCAATCCCTGAAAGTCTGTTATTGAAAGCTTTTCCTTTTTCATCTATTCTCCCCTAACTAATACAGTATGCTTTCCTCTCTGTGTTCTCTCAAACTCGAAGACAACTTCCATATAAAGTTTGTGCCTCTCCTTAGCCAATCCAGGCTCTTTGTCGAGTCTTAAGAGTCTCTCGCATGCTCCCTGAACTAATGCCTCTCTAAAAGAGACGGCTATGATAGGAGCATCCGAATCAGCAGATAGTAAGGTTGGCTCCTTATTATACCATACCTTAAGCACCTCCCCTGCTGAGTCTGGAACTGGGGACAAACTGTAGTTTCCCTGAACTCTACCAATGGTAAAGTGTCTTGGTGCTCCAGATAGGGCCGCTACCTGACCATGCTCGTATTGTAGGAGCTCTTTATAGCTCTTTGGGGTTAACAGCTCGCTACCACATTTGACTGAAAAAACTTCTAAGCAGCCAGTAGGAAGAGTATAATCCTCCTGATCAACTACTGTGGTACCTGAGATATCAACCTGATTATTAGACCTAGTCTCTAGAATAAATCTTACATAGGAGCTATTAATAGCATCTTTTATTCTGCTTGACGTATAAAAGGAGTCTCCTTGTAACTCATCTGAGACTGCATCTTGAAGTTCTTTAAACGTGGCAAACATCTATCCCTCCATAATCTTAAATATGAATTTTATCATCAGCATAGACGCGCCAACTATAATAGGGATAAACAGTCCTTTGATAATATAGCCCTCTCGTCTCTGATGAGTATGAAGATGATTGGATAAGAGTAACGTGTTTTCAGCAACTTGCTTAATTAGCTTGTCTATTTTTTTACCTAGCTCTTTAACTTCAAGAGCAATCTGCTCTATCGGATCCATGTTATTTCCTCCAATCTATTAGCTCATAGTTCTTGCGATAAAGCTCGCTATACCCTATTGATTGAGTATGAACTAATGCATTAAAGTAGTATTTAATAACCTCGCGTCTTTTATCTGACGCAGAGACCTTGTTGCTACAGGCTAACTTTTCATTATGAGTATCAATCTCCCGGGTGCATCTTTTCATTCCTTCTCTACTTGCCCCCTTGAGGGATAGACCCCTTCTACATTTCATTATTGAGCCCCTACCTTCTGCCAAGAAGTTGTTCCTACTACGCCCTCGGTAGCAATGTAGATCTCAAAAGAGCCTCCTCCAGTGTATACTAATACATCTCCTGCTATGTATCCAGATGTCGGAAGAGAAGACTCTTGGTTAGGTCTAAGCGCTCCAGTAAAGGTTCCTGTAGAGACAGTGATCCCATCAGCTAACTGAGTAGACGTAATCTCATTGTCCTTAATGTCTGCCCCATCCAAACTAGCTGCAGGTAAATCTAAACTAACACTAACTGTAAGAGTACTAACTGTAACCTCATCTCCTAATGCTGCACTACCTACCGCCCCAGCAGCCAGATTATCTGCTGTTATAGTATTAGAGTCAATGTTTCTTCCTCTAATCTTGGCCTCAACTGGAGCAGCCAAGAGGCAGAGGATTAGACTAAAACAAAATATACTTAAAAATCTTTTCATATTATTTGCCTCCTATTCTTCTTTTTCTTGTAGTATGGTGCCCAATGTCTTTGATGAGCTTGATTCGGAGTCTACGCTCTATCTCCTTTCGTTTCCATCCAAGCTCCTTTAGCGTTTTATGTTTTTGCTTTAAATCACGCATCTCCTGCTGCTGAAAGCTAGTACTTATTTTACCCATAGCCTTTTTATCCTTAAGAAGCTTTTTATATAACTGTTGTTTTAATTTTCTCATAGCCATCTCCTGTAGGGAGGAGCCTTTCGACCCCTCCCAGCTATTAGTTTATTCAGTTATATCCTGTAAGCTAGCCTGAGCATTAGGTCTAGAGCATCCAAGCTCTGCGTCCCAATATAAGATAGCCTCATACTTATCATAACCAGTCTTGAACTTTAATACATGTCCATCCTCATCAGCCCAATTAAGTTCATCTAAGGAGTACAATGAGAAGTCCTTCAGGTTAAGATATTCAATCTTATTAGGATAAGCCTGAGAATCACAGATTAACGGTCTTCCGTTATACTCAACGGCCTTCCAGCCCCCATCTAACTCAAGGGTATGATATCTCTTATCTGGAGTTAACAAGTCCACATACTTATCTCTAACCCCAAATGTGGTAAACAACAGAATCTCATCCCTAGGGCTTCCCTCTTTCTCCATGTGAGTAAACGTAGTTTGCATTAAAGCCAAGGTTAATGCTCTATTGGTTCCGCTATTATCATAGATTTTAGCCCTCCATTCTGGATAGGTATTTCTAGAGATATTAAACAGGGTTCCTGTATCATCATCTAATATACGTCCTAACCCAGTTATCTCAGAAGTAGTTCCTACACCAGCCCTATAGACAATATCATTGTCTGCGACTGCAGTTATAGTTCCTGTTACAGTGACTGTACTAGTATCCTCATTAATAGCAGAAATCTCTACTGCAGCGGCATGAGAGGCTCCACCTGAGGTCTTTATGTCCAAAAGCATTCCTACCTTAAGATAGAGAACACCAGGAGTATCTACAGTAAAAGTCTGCCCAGAATCTGCGCTTGAAGTTAAACAAAGCTGACCAGTTCCTAAGCCTATCAACTGTCTGTTGACGTCTCTTTTCATAGAATCTATTAGATCCTTAGAATTTAAATCTACTGCTCTTGCAAAAGCTCCGGCGTCTTTTCTAGATGCTCGAATTGTAGGCCCAGTTACCTCTAAAACACCATAATTATATTTCAGAGGAACCTTACTTTGCAAGAAGACCCCTTTCCCAGCCGTAGGTAACGCCTCGGTGTCAAGTCTCGCTCCTACAGACTGAATCTGTCTTAAATGGATAGGCAAGATTGCCTGTTTTCCGCTAGCATCAATGTTCTCCATATCCCGCTTTATCAAGTCTAACAAAATGGTGGACTTATTAAACTCTTCTCTAATAGGCGGGAGATAGATCTCTTTTAATATCGCATCATATACTGTCATATCTATCGTAGCCATGATTATTCTCCTTATTATTTTCTGGACTGGTTAAGTAGCTCTATGGCTGCCCTCTTAACAGAGCCATCTTTAAAGCTAAGCTTCTCCTCTGTTAGAGAGCCACCTTTGCCTCCAGTCAGAATTTTTTTTCTTCCTTCTTTAATCTTCTCCTTAGAATAGTTTTCTATAATTGTTTTTGTTAGATCCTTCTTATACTTAAGATACTTGTCTATCTGATCCTGAGGATTCGCATTTGGTTTGATGCTTAAAGCTGCTAATACTACTAGCTCACCATACTCATCAAAGTCCTCATGCTCCTTATGTGCCTTGGATAGAACCCCCTCTAACAACTGCTTTCCCTCTGAGGCCCTCTCATTACTAAGCCTCGTCCCTTTTTCTTGCTTGATCGAATCCTCTAACCCTTTAATTCTAGAGAGAAGCTTTTTCTCTCCTGCAGAGAGCTCATCATCCTTCTCTATCTCTTCTTTAACTGCTGCTGGGTCATCATTATCAAGTATTTTCTCTACTGCGGCTAGCTTATCTGGATGGGTTTTTAAAAAGTCCCCAAACTGTTTCCATTCGCCTAGATTGTCTAGCTCTTTTTCCACAGCTGAGAGCCTCTGTGACTTTGCAGTAAACTCTTTCTCCAGCTGTGTATACTTCTCGGCTTTGTCAGCCAACTCTTGAACTTGCTCAGGTGACAATACCTTTGTGTCACCCGCTTTAGCGTCTTTAACATCTTTAACATCTTTTACTAGATCCATTTTGTTCTCCTCCCAATCTTTTAAGGTTTTGGAATTGTTTATTCTTCAAGGCTAACTTTTTCTCTTGCCCCCATACTTGATCCTGATAGATTAGCTGGGACTGTCTCAGCATTTGGAGACAACTGAGTATTCATCTTTTGTAGATGTAATGCTATATGGGCATGAAATAGCTTCAATAGCTGCTTGTTTACTCTTCTATGATCTGGATTTTTAAGCCATAGCGTATGGGACTTTATATGAAGAATGTGCGCGTCGTAGAAGGCAACCTCTCTTGCGATACCTTCTGACATATCATCATTCTCGCTATTGGCGTTAGCCTCGTCAAGCATCTCCTCTTTATATAAAAACTCCATCTCTTGAAGTTCTATAAGTTTCAAAACAGCCTTTGGATCCTGGATTAGCTTTTCTCTCCACAGACTTAATACATAGTTGACTCTAGCCCCTCTAGATTGTGGCAACGCAGATCCGAGACTAACTCTAACCTCCATATTCCCCTTTAAGTCCGCACCAAGGAACTTTTTTAAAACTACGTCCGGATACTCTTTAGAGAATGTTCTTAAGCTTCTAGGCTCTTTAAAGTTAAGTTGGGCTATTCTGAGTAGACTCTTCCCAAAGTGTCCTAGTGCAAGCTCAAAGAGACCCATAGTAGGAGCTAGCTGGCTAGAATCCTGCTCTTGTAGCATATCTAGTGCTACCCCAGACTTAACCCATTTGGGAGCCTTTGCCTGACTTACATCATGTATCCCAGAGAAGTCATCCATCTCAGCCTTGATCTCTTCTAAGTTTCTAAAAAAGGTCATTGGAAGCTCAGGCCCTCTGACTGCTGTTGGTTGGCTGTTGGGGCCTGCATAATTATAGAGCACCTTCTCTCCAGCCTCATCTGTTAGCGCGTTGGGGTCTAATCTGGCTGTATTGGGAATCATCCATTTGCCTTTACAAAAATCTCTTATATACTCGGCTAACTCGGACCTTCCAAGGTTGTATCTTCTCTGAAGAGGTCTTAGCTGAGTGAATAGCGAGATTCCCCAGTATCTTTTCCCAAACTTCATAAAATCAAACTTACTAATTCCGAGCCCAGGCGAATCGTATTCTTTGGGCAATGGTCCTTGATATAAAATCTTACTCCCAGCTATAGTTACTAGCCTTCCTTCTGGATGTTCTCTGCTTGGTTTCTCTCTAAGCTCCTTGACCCTAACTGAGTCTTTTAGCTCGATAGGACTTTTAGCTATTGCTTGTTGTAGAGAAAGTTCCATTGGGGTCATCTGCAGATCCTCAGACTCTATATCCTTAACATTGTATCTTTCCATTACCTCTTTAATTGGAAGAATGGCAAGCCTCATAATCTTTCTTATCGTGTTATGCTTATGCACCCCAGGCTCAGGAATAATCTCAAAAGGAGACAATACCTCGTTCTTTATCGTTCCTGTTCTAACCTCAACCTCTTTGATAGAGCCATCTTCTTGGGTCTCCTCTATCATCATTACCTCTCCATCATTGTTATCAAAGTATGGGGCCATGAACCCTGTTCCACAGACACTCAGCCAAATGGCTAACTCATAGATGTCTGATGGAATCTCCATAGAATCCCAGAGAGAGTTTAGTACCTTCCAGCCAACCCTGGCTGCGTCTCTGCTCTTGGACTCCCTGTTTTCTCCTACTACATAGAGTAATGGCTTTGCTCTCGTAATCTTAGCTAAGAGAATCCTTAATACAGGAAACAGTCTGTTGGCTATTATTCTTAGCCTGTGTGCAGGTCTAGGAGTATCTATCAAGGCATTCTTTACCTGGCTCCAATTAACAAACTGTCTGCCTAGCACAAAGGACATATTGAGATACCAGTCAGACTCAAAGGTTCTTCTTGCCTTTATACCCTCTTCATAAAAGTCCTCGATCTCTTTTAATACGGTATCTTTTTTATTCATGTGTAATGAAATCCTCCTCTTCCAATCTTTCTCTATCTATATTTTCCTGGCTGTTCTGGGCTATCTTATCTATAAACTCAGGATCTTGGAAGCTCTTCAGAAAGTTAAAATGACTCGAGTTAGAGACTTCCTTACTCAAGGCCAAAATCTTATCTAACATCTGCTGTCTCTCTTTGGCCCAATCTCGCTGTCTCTGATAGTTAACAGCCAAATTTGAGAGAAAGTATATAGACAAGACAATAATTATTATATTAATCATATAGACCTACTCCTTCCCTTTCTAATCTTCGCTCTCTTCTGGCTGAGTCTTTGGACTTCTGAACCCAGTCATGCTCATTTACCTTTGGAGGGATAGTTGATCTTGGGGTAATGATAAGCGAGCTTACTATACCATATCTAAACGCATCTGATGCGTGGAACTTTCTCTTTAATAAAGGCTTCCCAGTTCTTGGGTCCCTGTTGCATTCTTGTAAGTTATCTATCAAATGAGGACAGTCTCTAGTAACGAATAGTCTCTCTCTACCAAACATATCATTGATCTTCTTATCTGCTATTAGCCAATCGTTGTTGGCTGCTATAGGTCTCATCCCATACTTAAACTCATCCAATAGAGACGTGCCTGTTATCTCAGATCTTTTAGTAACCGATGGATCAATGAAGGCTCCAGCCATGTTATAGTTTTTACATTCATCAGTTAACAACATAGCATGAACTGATATAATCTCCCCTTCTCTGTAGTACTCTTTGAATGCTGTATATATGCCATTCCTATAGGCTATGAAGATAGCTGCTGTAGCAGCTGCTAGCCCTATGTCAATGCCTAGAATAATCTGGTCGTTATCAGGAACATATCTATCTTCAATGATTCTTGTCTCATTGAAGTTGTAATAGAATATCCCACCTTCTTTAATGAAGACTCCTTCGTACTCTTGCTTGAACCATTGGCCCTGTTTGGCTCGTCTGGCCGTCTCTTTAGCCTCTGCAACTACTGCAGGGTCTGCGTATGGGTTATCTACAGTCTTCCAAGAAAAAACTGCATAGTCTGGATTCTTCTCCTCCCACTTCTTAATCACTTTATTATAGAGCCAACTCATGCCTTTGGGAGTAGTAGTTAAGATTATATAGGCCTTTTTATGCCTGGTTGCTCTAGAGTACGCTATATCCCAAGCTTTCTCTGTTAGAAGTGCCGCCTCATCTATATAGATCAAATCAGGGCCTACCCCTCTCAACCCTTCAGGATCTTCAGCGCTTTTCCATTCTATAATGCTTCCATTCTTTAATCTATACTCTCGGTCTGAATACTTTACCTTCGCAATGACCGCTTGTGGCAGATACTTTTCTAACTCTCTTAACGCAACCTTAAGAATAGGATATGTAGGACCTAGCAATAGACAATGGCTCATTGGATTCTGTATTGCAAACCTAATAAACTCGTTGACTCCAGCTATAGTCTTCCCAGCACCAATACCTGTGATGCATACTCTTATTCGAGCTTTGGAGTTGTGAAAGGCTCGCTGAAACTTATGTGGCTTATATGCAATTTTTATCTTCATGAACGTCCCCTATCTGTTTTTACCCTTTCTGTTTTTACCCTTTCCCCTTCCTCCGCCTTTTCCGTAGCCTGGGCCACTTCCAAGGCAAGGTTTATTATTTCTATTCCTTCCCGAACCCTTTCTTGCTCCAAACTTCATTTTAGTCTCCTTTTATTTAGTCTTCTTGCCTGTCTTATATGCAATTTTTATCTATAGACCCACGGATGCTTTATTTTATCCTCCTCTAGCGTTCTTAAAACTTCGTAATTGTGAAAGTTATAAACTGAGTAACCCTCTCTCTGGATAATAAGCTTTTCCCCTGTTGTATCAATAGCATACTTCTTGCTCTTCCAAATTAGCCTTACCCAAACATGTCTGCCAACTTTTGAGAATTCGTTTCCAATGAAAGTATACCAGCCAACGACTGCTTCTGCGTCGTAACCTAACTTGAGCAAGGTCTCCTCTGTAATCGGTGCAAACTGTTTACAATCAAACTCTCCCTTAACATAGACGTTATCTTTCATAATTGGCTTGCACGCTTTTCTTATGGGGGTCTTCCAGGTTGCACATCCATTTAACAATAATAATAGGATTAATATTTTTTTCATTTTATCCTCGTGTTGCTATCCCACCTATCCAATGCCAAGCACCATTCGTAAAAATTAACCGCACACTATCCCCAACATCATCAAATAATAGTGTCGCAAATCCAGCAGGATTAGCTGGTGTCAATGTTCCATTTCCTCCATCTGTTTTCATTATAATAGTTTTAATTTGCCCCTCTGCTCCGTCTGGGAGAGTGAGAGCGTCTGCCGCTGTGGTTACTAAATGGGTTATAGCGGTTGTTATATTGACTTCACCTG